ATGTATGCAACAATTGGCTGGATTTATGATCAAATAAATCTAATTAGAACAACTGCGTCATAAATATCATTGACGCTGACAAACAAAGCGTATATACTACTAACATGTGTATACGCTTTTTCGTTGGTATCACAGGCAACAAAAATACTATCATTGATAGGCAACATATTAAAACTTAAGAAAGGCAACATAATATGGCATCATTAGCAGAAATTAGAGCAAGACTGGCAGCAAGCGAAAACAAAGGTTCACAACAGCAAGGTGGGGGAGACAATTCAATTTACCCACACTGGAACATGGAAGAAGGGCAATCAGCTACCTTACGCTTCCTTCCAGACGCAAACACAAAAAACACATTCTTCTGGGCCGAACGAGCAATGATTCGACTGCCATTCAACGGCATCAAAGGAGAAATGGAATCAAAACAAGTATTTGTTCCGGTTCCTTGTGTGGAGATGTGGGGTGATCCGTGCCCAGTGCTTGCAGAAGTTCGCACATGGTTCAAAGACAAAAGTCTTGAAGACATGGGTCGTAAATACTGGAAAAAACGCAGTTATATTTTCCAAGGCTTTGTGCGTGAAAACCCGATCTCCGAAGATAGAACACCGGCTAATCCCGTTCGTAGATTTATTATCGGCCCACAAATTTTTACACTAATCAAGGGTGCGCTGATGGATCCAGAGTTGGAAGAATTACCTACAGACTACATGAAAGGTCTAGACTTCCGTATTACCAAAACTGCCAAAGGCGGCTTTGCTGATTACAACAGTTCTAAATGGGCACGTAAAGAAACCGCACTCACAGAAGCAGAACAATCAGCAATTGAAAAATATGGCTTGTATGATCTTTCAGCATTTTTGCCAAAAAAACCCACAGAAACTGATCTCAAAGTGATCAAAGAAATGTTTGAAGCATCGGTGGATGGCCAGGCCTACGATGTTGAACTGTGGAGTCAATATTTCCGTCCTTCTGGAGTACAAGCACCAGAAACAACATTGGTGGAGTCAGATGAGTCTTTGGTAATAGCACCAGCAGGAGCAGTCGCACCTGTAGCTTCAACATTTGATGATGATACACCTGTAGCAGCAGCACCAGTGGCATCAGCTAAACCTGCACAAAAAGCTGAAGATATTTTGGCTATGATACGGGCTAGACAAAAACAATAAATTGATTTTTTATTGTATTGATTACAGACCTGGAAGCATGGGCAATACTATTCTTGCTCATGCTTTGTATTCTTGTTCCAAACTAATTATTGACCCAGATATATTATTTTCTCTCGAAGGTAATGCTCATGCGATTAATAATCACAATAAAACAAATTTAATTTCTTGGCACTGTGACGAATACCCAAGATCTGATGTCAAAATTGTTATGAAAATATTGTGTAAAGACTGGGATGAGTTATTAAGATTAAAAATGTCTTATTCAAAATATTGGAAAAAATTACCAAACGTTGGTAATTTTTCTGAGTTTGGATTTACCGATGCAGTTGAGTCATCATGGTTGGAAAATTTGACAATGAAATATTGGACTATGTTTCAGAACAACAAAATGAACAGTGCCCATACCATGTCTGAAATTGTGCTAGGCGAATATCTGTCAGGAAATACAAACAAGTTGCAGTGCATGACTGAACAACAAGGATGGCATTGGGATTTGACAAAAAGTAATAATTTTTATAAAATTATGTTACAAAAAAATGCACAATACTTTGATTGGTTAATCACAATTAAATCAATTGTTGCAAATTGTTTAGAAAACAAGTTTGTTAACATCAATTTAGAGTTTTGGGAAAAAGCAATAACCATTGCAAAAGTTTGTGATATGTCAAACATCAATCCTCAACTATTACATTGGAACACCGAAGAGTATTTTGTAAATAACAATCTATCATTAATAAATTCTTTAAAAAGGCTTAAACATGGGCAAACCATTTGACGTATCAAAGTTCCGCAAGGACATAACCAAAAGCATCGACGGACTCAGTATTGGATTCAATGACCCAACAGACTGGATTTCCACTGGAAACTATGCACTTAATTATCTTATAAGTGGCGATTTCACTCGAGGTATTCCACTGGGTAAAGTTACTGTATTTGCTGGTGATTCTGGAGCAGGTAAAAGTTACATCTGTAGCGGGAACATTATTAAAAATGCACAAGAGCAAGGAATTTTTGTAGTACTGATTGATAGTGAAAATGCATTAGACGAAGACTGGCTCAAAGCATTAGGAGTAGACACTAGCGAATCAAAATTACTCAAATTAAGTATGGCCATGATTGACGATGTTGCAAAAACGATATCAACATTCATGAGTGATTACAAGGCCTTGCCCGACGGCGAACGACCCAAAGTCATGTTTGTGATTGATAGTTTAGGTATGTTGCTAACACCCACAGATGTCAATCAATTTGATGCTGGTGAAATGAAAGGTGATCTAGGCCGAAAACCCAAGGCACTTACTGCACTTGTTCGCAATTGTGTAAATATGTTTGGCAGTTATAATGTAGGCCTAGTATGTACCAATCATACGTATGCCAGTCAAGACATGTTTGATCCAGATGACAAAATATCAGGCGGTCAAGGATTTATCTATGCATCAAGTATTGTTGTTGCCATGAAAAAACTCAAACTCAAAGAAGACGAAGATGGCAACAAAATTTCAGATGTCATGGGTATTCGTGCAGCCTGTAAGGTAATGAAAACACGCTATGCAAAACCGTTTGAAGGTGTGCAGGTTAAAATTCCTTATGAAACAGGCATGAGTCCCTACAGTGGACTCACTGACTTGATTGAGAAAAAAGGCATGCTTAAAAAAGAAGGCAACAGTCTTGTGTTTACTACCAGTGATGGCGAAATTATTAAAAAGTTTCGCAAAGGTTGGGAACGTAACGACGATGGGTGTCTCGACGCTGTAATGAAAGATTTTGGCAACATCAAAGAAGAATATGTGGAAACTGATTTAGAAAAAGATGACTGATAATTATGACATGCTTTTGTTGAGTATTCCGTGGTCTGACGTAGAGCTAGCGGAATGTGGACCTGCGGTACTCAAAGGCATTGCTCAAGAATTTGGTTATTCAATTAAAACTCACGATTTCAATACAAATTTGCTACATACTATTTGCAAATCTGATTCATTTCTTTTTGATTCGCTTCAAGAATATTTTTTATCTTCTTATAATCCAGAATTCCAACATCAAAATTTAATTGACGAATTTTATGATTTTATAATAAAAAATATTAAAAACGAGTCAGATAAATTTAGATACCTAGGGCTAAGTGTATTTTCGGTGTATCGTCAGAGAGCAGCCTGGGAATTAATGCTTAGAATACGAAAAGAGCTACCTGATGTTAAAATTGTATTAGGTGGGCGTGGACTGGCCACTCGACATCACTACAGTGTTGATCATTACCTTACTTCGGCAGAAAAGTTAATTAATTTCAGTGATATTGTAGTTAAACGGAAAATGGCAGATCATCTAATCATTGGAGATGCCGAGGACGCCATAATTGATTTACTTGCTAATGATCATACAGATTCCAAACTAACACACCTCACTGCCAGTAGCAAAAATTTAGATTATCCATTCAGCAACTACGATGATGTAAATTTTGATCTATACAAAGGCATAATGGGGCGGCCTCAATTGTCTGTGATAAGCAGTAAAGGTTGTGTGCGCAGTTGCGATTTTTGTGATGTAGGTGCACAATTTAAAAGATTTTCATTCAAGTCAGGTGCTAAATTGGCCAGCGAAATGATATATCTGGCAGAACGATATCAAATTTATGAATTTGCCTTTACAGATTCTATTGCCAATGGTAATTTAAAGTCACTAAAGGAAACATGCAACGCTCTTGCACTTTATAACGAAACACGTCCAGTGGATCAACGTATTTCTTGGAGTGGCAATTGGATTGCCAGACCTCCTGGCATTCTCAAACCTGATTTTTTTAAAATGGCAGCCAAGTCTGGCTGTAGGCATGTGACCATTGGTGCAGAGTCTGGCAGTAATCATGTATTGAAATCCATGAATAAAAAAACCACAGTTGAAGG